TACCCTGAAATTCTCGGCGTTAAACCTACGCAATCGGTCGATAGACGACTGAGTGAATCGAGCGTATGATGCTCGCTTGGACCAGCCACCAGAAAAGGTAGCGCCTGAGAAGCTAGAGCGATTGATCGCGTAGAACTTTGCTGCCTTCTCGTATGAAAACTTGAATGATGGATCTCGTAGATCTTCGCGAAGTTTAATAAAGTCTTCTTTGGAACATCCTTCTACAAGTTTAGTAATGCCCTTCTCTTCGATCTCATACTCCGTGCGCAGAGCGGCGACCTCATCAGCCAGCCTCTTATTGTCTGCACACAACGCTTGCCAAAACCAAACAAGAGGCACCAGCTTATCATAGCCAATAACCTCTGTACCTCTCGACGCTACCGCCAACTCAACCGAACCGCCACCAAAGAATGGTGAACACAGACGCGGAACGTCTTCGGGAATGTACGGCAAGATGTGCTTCACTGCACGCGATTTGCCGCCGGGATAACGAAGAGGCGTTTTCATTTAAACTCTGGAAGGAGGAAGACGGCAGACTTTTAACCGGTCTGCCAGCGGCTTTGACTACTCCGTGGTAGTCCCGGTGGTGGATGCATCCGTAGCCGCACCGACCTCGCCCCCTTCAGTCGCTGTCGTTCCCTCAGTTGTCGTAGTGGGGGTAACAGCCGTAGAAGGCGTGTTTGTTACATTAGTGGTTGTGTCACTAACAGTGATGGTCGCCGCCGTTGTTTCGGTAGCGTCGGTATCATCGCCGCTCATGACTTGCCAGCCACCAATGGCAGCACCAACAACGATAGCCGCAATCACACCTTGAATTCTCCTGTCGGAGAAAGAAAAAAGATTAGCCATATTACTCTGCTGCCTCGCTGCCTGTGTCTTCAACCGCTGTGTCTTCAGCGGCTGTGTCTTCGTCCTTATCCCCGCACGCAAACATTAGCGCGAGAGGGAGAACGCAAATAAAATTCTTCATTTTGTCTCCTCTATAATGAAAAAATGGCAGACTTTTGACCGGTCTGCCAGCGGAAAAATGGTGGCAGACTTTAACCGGTCTGCCAGCGGATACTATCTACTTCTTCTGAACAAACGCATAAAGCTTTTCAGCCTCTGTGATCACTTCTTCTGCAGTGTAAGGTGCAATCGGCTTGCGCTGATATGCCTTATCATTGTCTGCTTGAAAATGCTCATTTTGTTCTTGGCGAGCAATTCTGTCGGACACAATGCCCGATGCCATTCCCAACATATCTGCGCGGAGTTGGTAGCCGCTTTTATTTTCACTCATGTTTTCTCCTGTGTGTGTGAGTGTGAGATACTAAATCCGGTATCTCGTCGGAAAATGGGTGAGGCACCTGATAACCCTGTGCCTCCCTGTGGGATGGTTACATTACTATGCGCCCATCAACTCATCAAAGGCGGCGTCAACCGGATCAGTCGTGGTGGTTGTCGGCGTGTACTTCTCAGTTTCACTGGATGAAGTCTCAGCACTTTGATCTCCCGACAGATACTCATCGAGCATGGCTTCCACTTGCGCGGTAGTCGTGCGCTCAAAGAGCGTGTCGAAATCGGGAATGTTGTCCAGAAGCTCTGCACAGCGCTCATCGCCTCCTACAGCCTCATCGCATAGGGGCGAGGAACGACGACGGGGTGTCAGCTTCGTCTGGGGAAACGTGGCTCCGGGTGGCTTACCATAGGTAAGTACCAAATCGGTGCCCGCTTCCGGGTCAGTAATGTCCCCATATTCTGGGTTCAGTACAAGGCTAAGCAAGGACTCGTAAGCCATCTTGCCGTAACCCCATGCACGAACACCTGAATCTTCTTCGCCACGTACGAGTACGGGACTAAAGAACCGCTGACGAGCGAAGAGACCCTTTGCCATCTTCTTAGCCTCTGCGTCATCGTTTGCCGATCCTTCCTTCCAGAGTTGGGAGGCAAACTCACACACAGGGCACCCGTCACCGTAGTTGCGCTTGGGGCACAAAAACCCACGGTTATTCCCCACATTATAGTGGAAGAAGAACTCGCGGAAGGGGTCGCCATCTTCGGTCGGAACAATGCGGATTGCTTGCTCGCCGTCGCTGGGACGCCAGAACTTGTTATCGCCGGAATCTTTATTTTGGAGAGCATCCAGCTTCGCTCTCATTTTGCTAAGGTCAATAGCCATTTTGATTTTTTCCTTTTGTTGGTTATAGTCAAGATGATAAATCTCTCATCTTGCTGTATACAGTATAGCTTATTCTGAAGTCAAAGTCAAGTACTATTTTGAACTTTCTTCAAAGGGGCTATCCACTTCGATCTCTGTCACGTCGCCGTCTGCTGTTTTCCAATTAAACATGCGGAAGGCATTCGTGTCCAAATCCCATACCAGTTCCATTCCCTCTGCGAGAGTGGACTTGCGACCGGTTCCCTTGATCTGAGAAGTGATAAACTTCTCGGGAATCTCAGTCATACGGACAAATCGCATGGTGCGCGAGTCTCCGTTCTTCTTAGTAAATGTGCCGTTATATGCTTTCATCAGCATTAGATCTCCTGTTGTATCTCTGATGTATTGGCTATTAGATAGCCAAAGTTGTTGGTGTAGTCAGTAGAGTGAATCCGTACCGAAACGATAGTTTCATCACCTACCATTTTTGCGCTACGTTCGCGCAAAGATGTAAATAGCTTGCCGTCTGTTTCAAGCTGTTTTTTATTGATAGCATAAATATAACACCTTTCGTTGATGGTGTCAAGGGGAAAAAACAACTTTTCTTCATTTTCTTCAATATCGACCACGCCGAAGGTTGAAACTCGGGCTGTCGCTAGCGAAGTTGCTGGTGTGTTGTAGACGGTCTTTGTGTTCAGGAAAACGTTTGTCATGTGGATCGTGTTGACGATTAACTCATTCAAGCGTTCATAATACCCTATAACGGGCACATTGTCAAGTACTTCTTCTATCTTTTTGTTATCGACCAGATAAATCTTCTCAAAGATGCCAGACCTTGCGTATTCCTGCAACACATAATAAGCTGTGCGCTCATGCAGAAGCGCTTCCTTGCTCAGAAGGGTGCGATCTGGCTTGACATAAAGAATATTAATCTTGCATCTCTGGATTTGTTCTAGGATCTTTAATGTTGCCGCTGAAACCTTGCCTGCACCGCAGACGATGAACAGCACTTCCTCATCTTTCTTTAGCGCCTTGAAGAACGTCTTAAGATTTAGCGGATCGCTCTCATAGCCCTCTACATTGACAGACTCAGGAATAGGATAGCAGCCTTTGCCCTTTGCCAGTCCAACATCAAGCTTATAAATATTGTATTGTGGATACTGCGCAAACCCGTCTGCGATGTTGCATCCGGCAGCGCCCAAACCGATGATATTCATTTTTCACCTCAACTATATAAAAAGTTTTTCCAGTTCTTAACGATAGACTCGTTAGTAGTTTGCACAGGAGGGGTATCCTCAACCCTGTCATCGGTTGCTGGGATGTTCTCACCAACTACCTGATTGAACACTGCCTGAATCGCGGCATCGAGCACTTCTTCATCTTCCCACTCCTCGATTGTCCACCGCATAGACTTGACTTGGGCTTCGCTGCTGTTGTCATTACAGTAGAATGTCAGAACAAGTCTAATGTTCTCCTCGGTTGTCGTGCGAATCTCTTCAGTGTACACTCTGAAGTTTGGATATTGACGGTCATCGCCTGATACCTGTGTGCCTGCCCATGCTTTCTCCACCAGCGCTTTGCGCAGTGGAATAGTAAAATCCCTGCTCTCTAAGACCGTGCGTGCGTCTTGGATGCTCATACCTTCTGGAATAGCAGGATATGCTGTGTGCGAGCCTTCGATGCCAGAATACGTCATGTGGTCTTCTTCGTCAGCGGTCATGTCCCACTCGTAGTAATCAACAGATCCGTTATCGATATCGCTGCCCCACTCATTGATAGCGCCGCCTTCCATAAAGCCGTCACGCTTAGCCATGCGCTCGATCTCGCCTTTGACGCCATCGTACATATCATCGATGCGGTTCACCTCAACGCAGTAGTCTTCAAATGTATCAGGATCATAAACTATTCCATCGTCTGTGATGCCTTCGTTTTCCATCAAGATAGTTAGCCTGATGGTGTCGTTAGAATATCGCATCAAGCGAGTACCCCAGCCATCGCCTGCCCAGTTCCACTCAAAGTCTTGCAACTCTGATATCCAGTACCCGACAGCTTTACCGTCCTGTGGCAACGAATCCCATTCTTCTGTCTCCCAATCGATATTCATTTCGGCGGTGGCGCCAACATAGAAGCCGGCGTCATAATCTTCTGTGATTTCGGCAGTGACATGGCACGCTTGATAGCGGTTGTTCCACTCGTCGGAGATGCGGTCGCACTCTGCTTGCGCGGTTCTCATCTGAGCTTCAAGGAACTCCATATCTGGTAGCGACCTTTCGGTGTCCGTGTTCTGTCCGATAAAGGGAAAATCGATGCCGGTCAAATCTTGCACAAGACTTTTGATATTATTATCCTCGTAGGAGCCGCCGTACTTGACCAAATAGCCATCTTCAGGAATCGCTGCGATAGCTTCCGACTGCCCTTCTTTAGCCCAATTGAAAACCCTGTCCCGAAAGCCGGGAATCTTCACCCCATAAACGCGGGATTCGGGAACGGCGATTTCAGGACCATTCTCATACTTGGCTGCAGATTGGTCAGCGTATACACGGACCTGACGCAGACGGACGCGGGATACGGGAAGCATCTCCATAGATAGCCCGATGTGACTGCCACGGTTTTCATCAGCGAAGATTTCATCGTCGTTATTAATCTCATCTTCGGCGATTTCAAGACTATCTGTTTCTGTGGCTTTCATCAGTTCTTCTGTTTCAACCACATATGCAATAGCGCCATGACCGTGAGCCTCGGCTGCCGCACATTTATAATAAGACGTATCTCCTTGGCGGGAAGGTGGCGAATGGCATGACGTAATCCGATTGAAGTCCGACATACGGAGAATGTCAATAGGATCCCGTGAAATGATGATGCTGTATTTGTTTTCGGTTAGATTGCCGATGTTCTTCTTAATGTAATCAGCATTCTGCTGCCAGTATACTTGATTCTTCTTGGCGTCTTCCGAACTGTTAAGCTTTCGGATGCCGTCGCCAAGATACATTTCAAGCTGATCCGCTAGCTGTTGGTATCTCTCCACTTCCTGCTCATCAAGGGCTGCAGCAATCATCTTTCCTGTAAGCATACCGGGCTTATCAATTCTTCCGTAACCGCCTAGAGTATAGCCAATACTATCTAAATGATCGAACACCTTTTGAGAGAGCGCTTCTCTCTTTGAAGCCAGTTCGTAAATCTTTGCCCAAAGCTTGCCGATCTTCATCTGGACTTTGCGCTTTTTGGGCTCTGGTGGCTGACCGCCGGCGAGTTGAGCAGCCATCGCTTCGATGCTGCCGTCTTTCAGCGTTCTTTCGCTCGAAACCAAGCCTTTTTCCCAATTTACATCATATCCCATCTCACGGAACATATCGACAAACTTTCCTAGATCGCTGGCGGTGTCCATTGTTGGGAAATCGAGAACAAGGCGCATTTTGCCTTTAAATAGGCTATTGAACGCCAGATCCTCCGGTCCAAGGTCGTGTACCGCATCGACGATGTATTGGTGCTCGTCTTCGTCCAGTTCTCGGAGCAACTTTCGCTCTGTATACATTTTTGGCTTTTTAGCCGGATCGCGGGCTTCAGTCAAAAAGCTGCGCCACGCATATTCGTCATATTTCATGAATTTGCCTCTGCCTATAAATAGTTAACTAAACCGCAAATCTGAAAATTATAGCGGCGAAAAAAATTTGGAATAACGACCTTTTCAAGCGCATTTAGTTTTGAGCACTAAGTCTACCATGTTCCCGAAGTCGCGACCAACTTTAGTGTTAACCTTGAAGTGGCCAAGCTCGGTCTGGCCAAAAAGGTTAATAAGTTCTGGAATCATTCCTCGTTCGGAGGCGGCGAGGTCGATAATGATTGAGTCGTGAAGTGTGAAAGCGATCTGGCTTCTGCAGTCTCTAAGGCGCTCATTGATTTCAATAAGCCTTCGGAGGGTAACGTCCACACAACTACTTTGAATAATATAAGAAAGAGAATGATGGTGATCGCTAGGTATGGTCCGTCCGAATCGTGTCCGGACATGTGTGCCGGTCCAATGCGAGCCAATAATTCTCTCTCTTTGGTACGTTTCTTCCAGTAGTTTTTCCACAGTCCCATCATTATTAGTTAGTGTGCCAGAAACGTTTTTCCTACCGTATAGCCATGCAAAGATTCTGCGCTTGGCTTCCTGACGGTCTACGTCGCCAAAGATATTCTTAATATTCCACTCATGAATGTCCTCTGTCGGCTGGTCCTGTCCAGCAAGCGACAGAGCCACACGAAGTTCAGCAGCATTGTAATCTAGCTCTAAAAACCAGTCATTATTCGGCTTCAACACAGAACGATACTGCCTATCAAGTGTCAGGATAGGGAAACTGCCCGGGCTGTTGGTCAAGCGACCGGTCTTTGTACCCCATATGTTATAGCGACAATACGGCGTATACTTCTGGAGGTTCTTCACAAACTTTCTCGTAGCAGTCTTGTGATAGATTGGGCGGATACCCTCTGTGCTGATGCTCAACTCGTTATACCGAATGTCGTCGAGTGCAATGTTCAACTGCTTTATAAAGTCATAGTTGTCCGGTTTCTCATATGTGTCGAACACATGCTGCGTAATCCTGTTCTTAACCTCGCAGTAATCCAGCAAGAACTGGCGAGGCACCAGATCGAAAAAGCAGTTCTCGTCCAGCGACACTTTGGCAAAGCCGAACGAACGAAAATACGCACGAAGCTTGTCCCTCACAGCCTCCCACTGTGTTCGCAGGTTGTCCGGACACACTTGGTCCAAGGACATGCCGGCACAATAAAACTTAGCGTACTCCACCTCAGTGTCTCGCAAAAACGTACTATAGTCCCATGTATGCGTCAGTCCTGCGGGAATCGTATCATGGATCAGTTCTCCGTCAAGGTACACGCCTACGCAGTCCTTCTTGTCGTCTAATGTTTGGAATAGCAAGTGCTTACCTGTGTTTAGATGTATAGCATGAATTGTCCGCGACCAGCATTGGTTTGTTCGCGGTTTACATATCGGTTAAACGTCTTTGCTTTGTTTTGCACTGTTCTGTACGGCGGGTTACCGCCCGGTGCGGGGAGCCTGTCTGTCTTATCATTAATATAATCTAATGCCTTGCTGCCGTCAAGGTTTTTTTGAATATCGCTCAAATCTTTGACATTCTGCTCAAAGATTCTCTGCGTCCAGTCAACCGACGCCTCTCTTGCGCGTACAAACATGTAGAGTTTGGCTGGGAAGTCTGTACCGAAGATGTTAGAGAAAACGTCGTAAGAAGAAGGCTTCTTGTTGGCGTTGGCGTTCTTGCGGTTGATCGTTTTACCCGCTAGCATAGAATGGTTTTCTCTTTTGATGGTCGCGTAGTAGCTGGTGTCTGCTGAGGCTGCTCCATCGAATGCGATGGTTCTACGATAGCTCATGGTTGTCACCACCTCTGAGTTTGCGCCGGCTGTGGCGGAGGAGGGGCGGTGGATAGCAACGGCTTGCGAAGGGAATGACCCAGCAAACGAGTTCCACATGCTAAGAAAGTAGTTCATCAAGACCTTTAAATCCGTAGAGTCTGCTCTATAATAGCATGTCCGGAACATGATGTCAAGGTTTTTAGTTTGATATTTTTTGACCAGTGCATCGTATGCTTGCGCTAACTTATATGCCTTGTCTCTCTGTCCGCGTCTAGTCTGGGTGCCCGTTGCTTTCTTCTGCCACTCATCGCGGCGGCGGACTAGCTCCGGAATGTTTGTGCCCTTGCCATTGACATCTTTGCCTTCCACAGCCCAATCGCGGATGTACCGGCGCATGGGAGTTGACATCACATCAGCAACCAGTCTCCAAGGACAGTTGAAATCAACCATGAAGCCAAACTTCTGAGCCATGGCAACGAACACCTCAAAGTTCGGGTCGTTAAGATAGTCTTCCTTCTTCTTCACGTCATCATTTGGATCTTCTTTATACAGATCAATCTGCCAACCGCTGATTGCTCGATTACACTCGCCGCTCATGATATAGCCAGAGCGCGTAAACTGCACCATGGGAGCAGCAATATCTATGAAGTATAACATATACTGCATAAAGTCCTTAAAGGTTAATATCTTCTGTTGGCGACCCTCCGCGAGTGTCCACTGCTGGAAGCCCTCGAAGATCCTCTCCATGTTGGCTTGATACTGTGGGTGTATGCTGGTCCAGCAAGAGGATACATTTAGGAGCCCTTGTTGTGGGCGATACTTGCCGACATCAGCAACCATCGGTCCTGCACCCTGACCTCTTTGGTTGGTAGCCCTAACATTCATGGCAAAGAATCGTGCCCATTCCTTTTGAAAATCTCTATATGCATGCGCCACAAAAACCGGTGCCATAATAGAGGCATCCCCTTTGTTGAGTGACGTAAGAAATGCCTCTGAGATGTAAATCGAGTTTTGATTGATGTCTACCTTCCCATACATCCCCTTGTCATACCAGAAGTCGATCATTCCCAGCGACCAGCCGCCAACAGAAGCGTATCTAGGGGCATGCGCTTCCCAGTGTATGCGACGAGCAAACAAAGTAGACGGCTTGTCCTTGGCTGAAGCGCCCCACCATTTCGCATTTTCGCCTCGGGCGCGTGCCATCTCTATTGAAATGGCGGGAACATGAATGAAGTTTTGTAGCGAAGGTTCACGACCGCTGCGGTATGGGATCCGCTTGATGCCCTTCCGCTTGCGCGGGTCTTTCGCCTCATAAAGACCCGGAGGATCAACAATAAACTTTACGGCACCAGTGTTTAGGCGGTTCTTAAGTGCTTGTGTTTTTTCATCTGAGTCTGACATGTCTACTACCCCCCTTTATAAGTACTGGTTTACCAGATTTTCCACCATGGATCTCCGGCACCATTATCGTCACCTTGGCACGGATCTTCGGCGTCCATATCTTCAACGCCACTGATATCGCTCAGTTCCTCGTCCAGTCCCAAGGCACCCTCGATGGCATCGCCCACATCTTCCCAGAAACTATCCTGAGAGTCCTCAACCACTTGTCCCACGTCCACTTCGGCGCAGTTCGGCTCTTCGGTAGGTGCCGCTCCTGCTCCGCTGCTAACCCAAGTGCATTCCACCGTAGTATCATACGCTCCACCGCGTTTTATTGCTGAATTTACTTTAATAACTTGAAAATACCCACCCAAGCCTAAGCGGAACGCGATAGAGTTTCGCGTAGAAGGGTTGCCCACGCCGTACGGAGGATTCACATAGACGTATTGTCCCGGGAAATGAATGTTGTTCCCAACCATCTTTAGTTTGGCATTGTAGAGTTCTCGTAAGTTGGAAAGTGCGCCTTCTTCTGTTTGTCGTGCTTCTTTGAGTCCCTGAATGTCTGATTTATTAAAGTTGATGGTCTTGATTATTCCGCTGTCTTGACCGATAGTATAATGATTGATTCCTCGTTTTGCATCGGCGGCTTCATCGCCTGTCAATCCTCCCGGGTCACCTGACTGCATATAGTAAAGCGCATATGTGAACCCCGGATCTTCCGGGTTAACATCTTCCCCGATTTTCCCCATCATCCCTTCCGGCGTTGGTCGTCTGCCGTGAGGAGAGCATATATCTTCGTCTGCTTTAACCGTAAAGACAGACTGTGAGACATCACCTGTCTGGTTTGGGGCGTTGGGGAAACACTTGGGCTGCAAAGCCGGCTTGATAAGACACTGCATAACATCCATGAGGAACCTTCTAACTGGATAGTTATCCTTTTCCGGCTCGATAACCTTTTCATTCCAGAACTTTAGGAACAGCGTGTAAGAAATGGGGATATCGCACAACGCGATCCGCCTAATCTCCTTAGTTCTAGGATCTGTGTACTGCGCTGGACCTAAAATGATAGCCATCTTTTCAAGTTCGGCAGCTTTGCTATCCGGATCGAAAGCCACACATGCTTGCTCAACAATGTCGCCTAGGAAGCAAAAATAAACATCGTCATCGTCTACATCTGATGCGTCTGCATCTTCAGCTTCTTTCTCCGGGTTGCTAAACCAGCCTTGATCACCAATTGTGATCGTTGCAACACCGCCCCACTGATCATCGTTAGAAAGTGTGGGGCGTTTGCCTCCCTCGTTCGCTTGCCACTCTTCAAGGAAGCCGTTGTCCAAATCCAAGTGTCGGATCTTGCCACTAAGAGCATCTGTAAAACTAGCATATGCGTCAGACCTGTTGGTGTCATTTAGTTCTGCCAATATTTCCCTTAACTCTTCGGCTTCTTCGGCGGCATCCTCAGCCTCTTCGTCAAGGTCTTCAATATCACCCTCTGATGCCTCTTGTTCGCTGGCGCATGCTTGAGCATCTTCAACATCTTCTATGTGCTCCTCCAGTGCCTCTAGTTCCGCTTCGACATCCTCTACATTACGATCATCAACGCCGAATCCCAAGAATCCGCCGCTGACCGTAGCATCTCCGCTGCCGCCGCCGGGGAAAAGAATGTCTGCCGCCTTTGACTCCAAAGCGGCTTCCATTGCGCCGACGTATTCCACTGTTACATCACACGATCCGTCTTCTTTGATCTTAACCTCATGTTGAATAAGGTTAAGGTACATATCCAGATTCATGTTCTTCAATATCTTAACTAGTGCGGCATCCTGCAGGTGGGTGCGGACGCCTTCATCAATTGCCCAGCCAACGCTAGCTAAAACCCTATAGTATCTTGGATCATATTCTTCGGCGCCGGTCTTACCCCTGTTTCCGCCTTCTGGGTGTAAGATTAGCTCTAAAAAGCTAGGGTTATCGCCCGGTGTATAATTATTTCCTGCTGCTGCTATCGAATCGAAGTCTCCCACCAAATCTTTTACGGACTGAAAGTGCATTGTCATCTTTACACCAATAACTTTTTCGCCCTCTGCCGGGTTGGTGCCGGCAAACTCCCACTTGAACTCTTTAATACCAGCGCCGCCAGAGCGACCGCCGGCGTCAGTTGTTAGGTCTGAAAGTCGTGACTCATCCATGAAGCCTTTGAATTTGAACTCTCTGCGGACTGACTCGCCGCCATCAGCCGCTGGAGTGACCCTCCAAAGCCTCACTCGCGGCTGCAATACAGCTTTTTGCCATGGCTTAATCCGGGTGAAGGGTGCCATTGAGTCCCGCTTTAAGACCGCTGACAGCACGTCATGAACTGTCGCGCCTCCCGTGCCGGAACTCGCAGCAAGAGCATGGAAGTTCTTATAATGACATTGTTCATTTAGTGGCGAGAGGATGTCTGCGTAATCCATCAGGAAGCACTGGTGGTCAAAGGTTAATTTATCTTGTTCAGACTCTTCGCCTTCAGATGTAGCGGCGTCAGGATCTGTTGAGGCGGCAGGATCTTCGCCCGCAGTAGTACCATCGGTAGCCGCAGTGTCATCTGCAGCACCGGCATCAGAGGGATCTTCCCCATCAGCCCCGCCAGATTCAGTGGCAGCTTCAGTGGGGTCTGTTTCTGGGACTTCGGGATCTGCCATACAACATTAACCTTTCAAGTATTTTAGCACAGAAGTCAAAGGAAGTGGAATATAAATTGTGTCTCCCATTTTGATGTGAGACTCTGTTGGCTTTTTGTTGAACCACGCAATCACCCACCACAATTCTGACTCTCCGTAATATTTGTGGGCAAGCTTCCAATACTGATCTCCTGTTTTCCACAAATGAGACACGCGATCAATCGTCGCCGAGATTTGTTCCGGAGAAGGATACGACATGTAAGGCGTGTTGTATTGGCGGATGCGGCGGAGCCCACGCCTCTCCAATATCTCTTGGTAGAAGCGACTAGAATTTGTAATCACGCGCCGGCTGTCATATCTTGCCATATCTTATTGAACTCCTTTTGTCATCCGCCGACTGGCTCTAACGGCAAGTCGATGCCGGGGGTGCCAGTGGTGCCCGTATCGTCGGTGGGAGCCTCTGTCGCTCCACGGGCGGTACCTTTCGCATTGTAGGGGAAACTGTTCGATGAGCCGGCATCGCCAAAACCCATTTGAGCGTCATCAGTGGCACCCGCTGTAGACCAACCCATCATGTGGGTGTGTAGCACTGTGAACTCAGCCGACAAAGTAAGCCTTAAGGGATAAAATACTCCCGGGGTTTCGTCAACAATGCCCGACTCAAAATCAGGCTCAAAAGTAAAGCCACCAATGTAACCAATCAAGCCGGAAGTCTTTGCGTTAGAGCCCGCCGAATCTGGTCCAGCCTCAACGTTATGAGCAAAGTTTCCGAACTTAAACTTAAACACGGGAGATGAAGCGATAGTCTGGGAGTCTCCTCCTCCGCCTTTCGAGTATGACGGGTATAGCATAGACATCAGCGTTTCACATTTCTTCATGTTTAGTTCTGCCTCTTCAATGCTTGCTGAAACAACATCCCACTCGACACTAATCTGTCGGGCGGTTCCTTGAAACGCAGAAATGGGATCCATACGACCATACACAGATTCACTGTTCCATTCTGACGTATATTGATCAGAGAAGGAGTTAATCATAGCCTTAAACACGACTGACTTCTGGCTAGGAACGTGAAAAAATTCCAGCACCATAAGCTTGTCTATAGCAAGCTTACCTGTGCCATCTATGTCGCGTCCAAAGCGTCCACTATATATTGACATATTTAGAAACCTCCTCGTTCTTTATCTTCTCTATAACTAGTCCATTCTGTAAGAAGTTTCGCTATTAGAAGCCCTTCAAACCATGCTTACTATCGATTGCAGCATTAACGGCTCTTGCGAATTCGTCACCATCAAGTTCCAAAACAATATCTTGTCCCTTCTTCTCTTTTGAGCCGGCTGAACTCTTCTCGCCCAGCACCTGTCGAAGCGCCTCAACAAAGGCGTCCTTAGACGGTTCCTTCATTTCTCTTTGAGCAGATGCGTACTCTCTCGCTGCCTTTGCCATGCCCTCAACGTTTTCTACGACCTCTGGAGTCAACTGTACTGAGGAATCAATAAGGCTTGCCAAGCTATCCGCAGTCACGCTGAAAGCCAAGGCTTTTTCTTCCGGAATGGTAGCGAGTGCGCGTCCAATAGCCCAGATGCCCCATGCCAAGTCCCATAAGGTGTCTGCAGTTTCATCCAGATCTGTGAAGCCTGCCAATCCTTGGAAAATTTGCCCTAAAGCAACTGCTTTTTCTGCGGAGATGGTGCTCATCGCCCCTGCAAATGCATACAATGCTTTTGTAAGGGTGTCCAGTCCTTTGTCGAAGAACGGTAGGCTCGCATAAACGCCGAGTTTAAACAAGCCCCAGCCGAGCGCAGGAAGCGCCCATGCTAAGGCTCTTAGCCCGTCTGCCATGGGTGCCATCTTATCTGTGTAGGGTGCCATGACAGCTAGAGCGTTCGCAAACATCATGAGAGGTACCGCAAGCATCATCATCGCCCACGCAGTCATAACCGCAGCCACCAGTAGCAATGGACCGGCAACAATAAGTGCGATAGCAGCGAAGAATAGCCCGGTAGCAAACTCTGCCAGCGACCAACCCAAGCCCGATACCAGATCAAGGTCCATAGCCATCCACGGTGCTACGCCCATTGCCAGCCAAAGCAAGCCAATACCAGCGGTCAAGCCACCGATCATAAGCATCGGACCTGAGAACATTAGGAAGAAGCCTGTTCTCATGAAGCCGTCTGTCATCGCATCTAGAGTCTTTCCAAGTGTTGCCAGCTTCGCAAAGTCCATAGACATCCATGGCTTAACTCCTAATAGAAGTATGAGCAAGCCTGCCGTTGCGGGAATCGCACCCCACATCAAAAAGTATCCGCCGATGAGTAGAGCGATACCGGCAGGAATGAGCAGCCAGCCAAATGCTATCAAAGAGAAGCCAAGCTCAATCATATTCTCAAAGCCTATTTTCTTAAACGCGCTGATGCCTTTGGCTAGAACTATCAATCCTGCGCCTAAGATTAGCGAGGCGATGCCGACCAAGGTGCCGCCGATAAGGAAAGGAACAGCAGCATATATCAAGCCGATACCAAACACAAACAGCATATAAGTAAGCTCCCACATCGCCTCAAACATCCCGCGCTTGGTAAAGCCTTCGATACCTTTAGCCAGCATTTGCAGACCAAAGCCCAAGAGCAGTGCCGGGATGCCGATTAGCGTAGCGCCGATGAGGAACGGAACAGCAGCATACATTAATCCATAGCCGAAAAGAACCAACATGAAAGTCAGCCCAAGCATTGCCTCAAACATTCCTCGTTTAGTGAAGCCTTCAATACCTTTAGCCAACGCTTGCAATCCGAAGCCCAACAGCAGGGCACCTATGCCCACTAGCCCGCCACCAATGATGAATGGTATAGCAGCATACATCAAAGCGTAGCCAAAGGGAATGAGAGCAAGACCAAGACCAATCATCTGCATAATCGGGAAGTCGTCGATACCCTCTTTAAGAGCCTTGAATCCTTGTCCCAAGAACCAAGCTGCGATACCAAAGACAAGAGCAGCGCCAGACAACTGCAGCAAGCCAAGAGCGACTGGAGCCATCATCGGCGCAACTGGTGCTAAGATGGCGACGAACATAGCGATACCCATTGCCAACATCGGAAGCGCAATCATAGATGCAGCACCAAAGCCGATCAAGCCAAGCAGTGCCGGCGCAATGGCATCAGTCATCTCCATCATTGCGATAACCAAGTCTTTAAGCGCCCAAACCAGCGCAACAACAGCGATGATGGGAGCAGCAATAGCTATTGCTAAGCCAAAAATAGCCAAAGCAATAGCAGTAATCATGGGAATCACCGGCGCCATGGCAATTGATAGCGCAGTCATCGAGGCAGCTAGTCCAACGGTGGCACCGCCGGCGCCAGTGGCGGCAGTGGCTTCTGCTGTTTCTGCAGCGGCGGCACCAAAGAAGGCGGCTATTGAGCCAGTCTTCGCAAGGTTCACTAATGCAGTCTTTGCTGCCAGAATCCCTTGCCAGAACGCCATGATTTTGATGCGGTAGTGGGCTATAGCCATAACCCCCAGCAGAGCAATCAATGTAGGGACCAGAAAGCCGCCCATCATATCGTTCAACTGTAAGAAGCCGTCAAGCATCCAGTGGATAGCACTAACAATCGGAGCAACTGCTACAGCAAACTGCTCCATGATGCGAGTGAGTTTTTCTTTCATGCTGGCTGCAGCAGCGGCACGTTCTTCTAGCTTCTTCTGTGCCTCAGCGTTGTTCTCAATTTTCGCTTGTGCTTTGTCGTATTCTGAGAGGCTTTGTCCGAAAAGTTTACTAGCCTCTGTCATGTCTTGAATGCCTGCTGCGTTTGCAACGGCGATTTTCTCAAACTTGTTCATCGAATCCCAACTCTTGCCGGAAAGCTGAATAGACTGAATCAGTAGGCGTACTCTCTCCTCTTCAGAGGCGTTCAGGAGTTCCATTGAGTCGAGCACACCGCCGCCGAGAATAGCATTAAGCTTTCCGGCTGATTGCGCTGCGCCCTCAAATGTGTCAAACTGAGTAGTGATACCAAGAAGCGTCTGCATCTCGATACCAGTAGCCTTGGCTGCTGCTGCGACTTCCTTGAACACTTGGGTTGCTTCATCGCCGTATGCGGTGAAGACATCTGCGTTCGCTGCAAAGTCTTTAGAGATCTTGCCAGCACTCACACCCAAATCAGCAGCCATGGCAGCGAAATCTTTCTGTACTGCAATAGCCTGTTGTGCGCTCATGCCAAGAGACTTATTAAGGATCTCGAAGTTTGCCGCCGTAGTCGCCGAGTCAATACCCAGCCCTTTTAGTTGCGCCGTTGCTTCAACTAGCTGTCCTTGCGCCTCTTCTGTCATCTCAGTGAACTGGCTCATGCCGGTATAGAGTTCTTTGACAGCTTCGCCGGCATCTTCCATGCTGACATTCCATTCAGCGTTGTGCTGCATGGTGTCCATAATCATGTCGTTGTATTCGCCAGTACCATTAGTAAGCTTGTTGACCGACGAGAACTGAGCGTCTGCGGAAATCACCATAGCCGCAGTTGCCTCTTGAACCTTCATCAAAGATGAGCCTAACATGTTGGCGACACTAAACTGCTCAGCAAGAGCGCTCGCTACCGCTTCCATGGACTCTTCAATGCCACCGTCTAAGAATGCACCGAAGAGCCCTGACCGCCAGTCAGCGGATACGCCAGTGAGCGTCTTTGCATACGACTGTGCGAGTCCAGCAGCCTTGGCTTGCGCCTTGATCATCTTCTGCATGGCTGTGAGTTCGTCTAGACGAGCTTGGAGCGCTGCTTTAATCGCCGGATCTGTCGCAGCCTTAATCTTCGCTTCAAGAATCGACTGTTCTTTTTCATTTTCAAGTTCTTTGAGGCGCAGATTAGCCTTGGTCAACTGACCTTGCTTCTTAGCTTGATCTAAGTTCTTCTTGATCGTTTGCGAATACTTGTCAAGCTGTTCCCATTGGGCGTTTGCAGCCGCCATGTCCGCAACAAACTGCGGACCCATCTCCAACAATGAATCCTTGATGTCAGCGGCGTCCACCTTCATGCGAGATAGCATGTCGGCGGCTTGTTTTAGTATTTTTGGATCTGGGGTATCAGCCATTCGCTAGCGATCTCCTTGGGGGATTCTCGGCTTACTTAAATGGCCAATCGATGCCCGTACTGCGCTCAAACTTTTTCACTGCGCCACGGAGCGCGTACTTGCTACGATACGTGCGCGGATCATCCAAGCCGTATTTCGCATAATCTTTGTAATATCTTTTTTCACCTGCTAGGGTGCGAGCAAAATCTTTTACTTGTCTCTTATTGCCTCGCACAATCAAGGGCACTTTTGCGCCACCGAACATGCGTTGCATGATCATTTTGATGCCGCCACCAAACATCGACAAAAAACTTTCGTTCATTTCGCCATTCTCGGCTGCGCCCAAGTCAATAATAATAGGAGCCAAGTCGCCGCTGTCTTCCATGGATAGTCCTCCAGATGATTCTAATAGTATCATCAGTAAATAGTTAAGTAAAAAAGAAAAAGGACCGGGTTTTAATTCCGGTCCTTTAAAAAAGCAGCCCAGTTATCTGCTGGGCTTGCTTACACTTGGCATGCTTGGTCTGCTCATAGACGGCATACTGGATGATCCCTTGGTTTGGGATTTTTTCATCTGTTCTGCTTCATCTTTAAACTGCTTCTGCAATCGCTCCATGAACCAGCGGCGTAGTTTTACTGGGAGGTTATATGCCTCGATGAAACTCCAGCCTCCGTGATATTTGAGCAAGAAAAATTGTTCATATACCTGTGCTATGTACTCATGACTTAGGCCAAAAAAAGTCCGCAGTGAACGGCACCTCCATGTCCTGTTCATATCCACAAGCCTCGCATGCGAAGTGTTGTCTCAAATCATAATTCGGCATTAGTGCAGCATAAGCGCTTCTCAAAAATCGAGAATCCGATGCTGGCATTGCATTCACAAATCCATAAATGTGCTGCATTAGGGTACTTCCATTGACTGCTGTAATGTACGTTCTCATTTGATCCGTCATTTGAGTGTCATGTCCTAAAAGTTCTTTTCTGGTGTTCTTGGCGCTCTTTTGCGCTTTCTGCATGCTCTTAGCCATTTGTGCCTCGTCGTGCCCGTTTAGCATACGGACTGTGACCACCACCTCAGACTTAGGCAAGGTGATATTAAATGTAAGATCCTCGTTTTTTGACACTAGGTTCTTATGCTCCTCGGAATCGAAGTATTCTGTATCAAATCCAGTTGCTACACCGTTCTCCAAAGTAAATTCATACTCTTGAGTGGTGGAACACGCTGGGCACTGAGTCTTGGTCTTGTACTCTGAGCCATAACCAGAGATTCGTGCTGCCACAAGGATAGCGTTCTTGTCTCCTGTTAGTAAGCCCTCTACTTTGACGCGCTTATCAACAATAATGTTCTGCAAGAACCGGTTGATTGCTACGCCCTTCTTAAGCAAAGCCCTAGACGTAAGAATATCCTCGTCCTTTGCGGTCATGTACTTAATCTCCAAGGTGTCAACGCCGCAAAGCGGATGATCCTCGGCATAGTACGCGCCGGCGGATGGAAGTTCTACGAACTCGGTTGGGACTACAAAGTTTAGTTGTCCCGCTGGTGTTGGGGTGGGCTGCGCAGCAGCCTCTTGAACGGCTGCAGTCGCATCGGGATGTTCCCGGGCGGCTGTCCGTTCGTCGTTGTTACGACCTGACATTAATCCTCCAATATGGTTTTAGTATATAATACTTAGTCAGTTTATTAAAATGTTTTTTTAAAAATGATCAGCTTGGTCCCGGGAAGACACTGCGTCCGGATGATCTCCAGCCTGCGCCGGCACCTGCGCCGTCGCCGCCGTTGTCGCCACCAAGTTCTGCCCAATCGTAGCGAACCTTAACGGTGATTTCTGCGATGTCATCAGACTCATAATCAAGATCGCCAAAGGAAACTTCTTTGATCCATGCGTTCTTAAGATACCATGATTCGATAGTAGTAACCCCTTCGCCGTCAGAAGACTCGCCAGAGATCATCTCAATGGTAAGACCGCCCAAAGCGGCAACTGCAGACTCTTTCGTGATAGTCTGTGCCGCATGCGCCTCGGTATCGGGAAGCTTGTAGCCTGCCATGTCGATGATCTTCAAAATGTTCTTTGCCGCATCCGGGTTAACAGGATCGACAAGAGTAAACTCTACTTCGTTGTATTCCATTCGTCCCGGGTAATAGAAAGAATGGTTAATATAACTATGCTTTACCTCTGAAACTGTAAAGGTGGGCTTAGTCACCTTCTTGATAATCCAAGCTGGGATGGTTACATCCGAATGGGGACCGCTATCGTCTGGGCTGATGCTCAGTATCCACCTAAATTTTCTCTTGGGTTCAGTTGTAGTGCTGCTCCAAAAATCTGACATTTGTTAAATCCTCCGAATGATTCTTCGTGAACCTCTTGTGGGTTCTATTTTCTTCTATAATAAGTAGTGAAACGATTGGGAAAACCCCGACCGTTTTCTGGTTTAGTCATCAAATGCTGCGCCGGAATCCGTGATAACGAAGTCGATGGCGATGAACTCGATTGCCTTCGCAGGCTTCAAGTAGATCTTAGCATACATGATATTTCTATCAATAAGATCTGGAGTGGTTGTGTTTTCATCCAAGATGATCTTGAAGTCCATGAGTCCGAGTCGCGACTTGACGCTTCCCAAGAAAGGAGAGACCTTAGAGGTGAACTTCTTCCATGTGGACTTAACGTTCTGGTCGAAGAGCAACGTTGCCGCCATTCTTGAGACCTCGCGCTTGACGAAAATCATCAAGCGACGTACGTTAATACGGTCAAGTGCTGACTGGGTAACCTGAAGCGTCTTCTGACCGAAGATTACGATGCCCTCTGCAGGGAACTGCGCAATCGGGTTGATGTTCGCATCGTAGAGGGAATCTCTTTCCTTGGAAGTCAAGCGTTCGCTGACTGCAAGGACGGGAAGACCGCCGCGACCCTCTGACAAACCGCCTCGGGTGAAGCCAGCAGGAGCAAACCAAAGCTCCTGAGTCTTCTGACCATATGACATGGCACCGAGAGCAACAACGGAGGGCGGAACCCAAACGCGCTGCGCAGTTTGCGGATCTGAAATCTGGACCCATGGGAAGTAGCAGGCTCCATAACTGGAGTTAAGACCGCGTGTTCTCATGTTGCTGACAGCGGTGGTGATGTTTGCACCACGGTTCTCAGCAGACTTAGTAGATTCAGTCTTGGGAGTATATGCGTTAGCAATATCAATAATCGCCAAGCAGTCTCCACGATCCTCTGCCGTGTTAATAGCATGGTTAGTCAAGCCGGTGTGAGTAACGCCCGGGATAGCCAACAGGTCCATATCAATAACCTCAGGATCGGCGACCATATCAATAGCCTTCTTGATTGAGTAATATGCATAGTTGGTAGTCTCGGCAGCATTGCTGGCAAGAGTAACGTTGTTGAACGGCTCTGACTGTTTAACATCTACGCCCTCGAATCCACCGTACATTGGAAGAACGAAGCGGTTTGCGCCGGCGTCCAGTGGTCCCTTGTAGGAAGAACTAGCAGCGGTCAGCGAGGTACCTGCAAGGCGTGAGCCGGAGAGGTAAGTGCTGTGCATCGCTTGTCCTGAGTTTGTTGACTTGATGTCATCAAGTGTGAAGTAGAAAGACACTTCGGTGTCCGCTGAAGCGGCAGCGTCATATGAGTTTACGCCGTAAGGAAGTGCGCGGACGGTATCGCCCCAACTGGTTTCAAACAGAATGTCTGAGTCTTCACGGGTTGAGTCAACACCCCAGTATGCGTTTCTCGCGTCGGACAAACCACCGTTAGAGGATGATTGTCTGAGATACAACTGCGGGTAGACGTAAGAACCACTGAAACCAACTTCTCCCAAGTTGCCGGAGACGTGTACTAGGACCGAGCCAGAGTGAACGCCACCTGCCCAGCCACCAGCGCTGG